CTCTAGGTAAAAAAAGAAACTTAAACTTAGATATGGTTTATCTTGTAACAAGTGTAGATGAAAGTAACAAAGCTACATTAAAGAACTATTTTTGGGCAATGATTGAAAGTCTTGATGTTCCGAATGCAATAACTAAAACGACAAACTCCGCTATCATTGACTATCTAATTGACCCTAATAAGAATAATTTAATGAGTTATGGCTACTTTTTCAATTCAAGTATTTTCGCTGGCAAGGCTACAATTAACCGAAAAGCAGAAACTTCGTCAGCTCATGACGTAGCTAAAAGGATATTTTCCAAGGTTCAATTTCAACCAACTACAACCATTCAACACGCTTCATCTGAAACAGACCCTAGAAACTTGTTATTCATTAACTTCGCTTCTAGAAACTGGAATAGAAACAGAATCACGACAAGGATAGATATCAAGCAAAAAGTGTCAATAGACACGGAAACAATAGTAGAACGTTCAGCTTATAATTTTGCTGTCGTGTTCGTTAAAAGTTCAAATGCAGATGACTACGCAGACCCTCCTAAAATGTATACAGCAAAAAATAACGGGGATGTCATTGATTATAGCACTTATCACGGAGACGGAACAGACTTGCCAGAAGTGAGGACAGCTAAAACATTATTTTATGATAGAGATGACCACGGAAACCCTCCCGACATATCTACTATTAAGGCTGAAATTTCTCCCTCTACGATAGTCACAAGATTAATCTTTAATCAAAACGAACTTTTGCCTTTATATGTTAATGACTTAGTTGATATTTGGTATGAGGGTAAACTATATTCGGGTTACATAGCAGACAGAGTTAAAACAGAGTTCAATGATAGACTTATTTTTGTAGAAAGTGGAGACAAACCAAATGTTATATGAGTATGTAGCTACTTATGGCGACAAATATAGAATAGATACCTTCACAGGGTACAGAGAGCTTCGTAAAGACCATTTAGAACTATTATCTGGTAAAGTGTACTACAATAGCAAAAACACGCTTAGAATCGAAACTACGCTCTTGTACGATGTCGGTCAATTTGTATCAATTGGTGGTTATCCTTATGGCGGTAGAAAATTTAGATTATTAGAGCTATCAATTACTGATAACCCAGTTTTAGATAAAGCAAAGATAATTTCAAGAAAGGTTAAAAATGACAATTAAAAACTTCACGTTCTTCAGTCCAAATGGTACAGAGTTTCCGGTCGGTTCAAACAATGACGGAAAGCTATACATGATGTTGACAGGAATGGACTATGGAACAATTAGGCGAAAAGACTGGTCAAGTCCAGTAAATACAGCCCTTAACGTGCAATATACTAACACTTCAATCATTGCTGGCGGTAGATATTTTGAACTATTAAGCGAAACAGTAGCCTTAAAGCCTGATTCTGTCAACTATATTCATGCAAATATTGATTTAACACAAACAACACACCCTGTAAGTCTATCAGCAGAAACCGCAGACGACAGTAATAATGTTGATTTGAACAACAATTCAGGTGTACTAAAAGTAGTGATAGATATTAGAACGACTAACGGAACAGGAGTAATAAATAGCAAAACACCTGATAATGTAACATATTTAGATAAAGTTATCACAAATAGCCTGGAAATGAAAGGTTTTGCCGATTCTTATGTCGCCTTTTATGGAAATAAAGGTGGGGGAAATGTAGTCACATTTACTGCACCTTGGGACTGTACTGCAGAAGTTGAACTCTTTTATCATGGATGGGGATATGGTGGCGGAGAATGGGAAATCGGAATTACTACTCCCCATGGAGTAAATCAGGTTTATGAAGCAACAGGATATACTAACGGTCATGACGGTCAAGCTTTATCCATGCCTGCAAAGGCTATCTACTCTGGGCTCAAAAAAGGGCAGCAATATACCTTTGATAAACGTGATGCAAGCGGAAGAGCTGGGGGTTCAAAACACGAAATGATGATTGTAAAACTTTATCGGAATTAGAAAGTAGGGGTTATGGAGGGACAAGTATGGCTAGAAGTGCTCGAACGATTAGCTCGAATTGAAACAAAGTTGGATAACTATGAAATAGTCCGGGATAAAGCAGAACGAGCACTTTTAAAAGCCCAATCAAACGCAAAACTTATAGAAAAAATGGAAGCCAATAATAAGTGGGCTTGGGGCTTTATGCTTACTCTTGCCGTAACTATTATTGGACATATCATTACTAAAATACTTTAAAAGGAGTTCCCAATGAGTTTAGATAATTTCAAAAAGCAAACTATTACATGGGATATGATTAACCAGGCATTTGAACAGCCCATTCAAATTATGGAGGGAGATGTCAATGCAAGAACGATACTTCTTAAGATAACTGATAATGGTTCTGTACTTGACTTAACAGGTTATTCAGTAAAATTAACCTATCAATATATGTATAAATCTCAATCAGGTTTTATTATGTTAACTCCTAGTGATACATCCAAGGGAGAATTCACGCTTATAATTCCTACCGAGATGACAGTATCAGGATTAATAAAATCAAATTTAATACTCCTCAATGAAAATTTAGAACAAGTTATTGTCAGTAAGAATTTAACATTTATATCAGATGATTCTACAGTTACAAGTTTAGCTCAAGAAGTAAATAATAAGATTGATGATTTTACAAAATTATTGTTGGAAAATATGCCGCAAGTAATGCGTAGTGAGTTGAATGACTTGCATGCTCAAACTGATTCAAACAAGAGCAATATTGAGCTTAAGGCGAATTTATCTGATATGACGAGCTTACAAAGTGCAATGACAGACCTAAAAAATGAAGTAGAGGCATTTGGTATTAGTCCTGAAAATTTAGTTACTATAAAATCGCTATTAGACGCAATCGCAAGTAAAGCCAGTGAATCAGAAGTAGTTGAACTAATAAATTCAGTAAAGGCTTTAACAAGTAACATTTCTCTGATGAGTAACGGAGATTACTCCCCTAAAGCTAATCAAACGGATTTAGACAACTTACAAGCTACCGTTGATAAACAAGGTATTGCGATTTCAACAAAAGCCAATCAAACAGACTTGAACGTTGAAAGAGCAAGGATTGACAGCTTTACTACTCTTGCCGTTGGAAGCACAACGGGCGATGCTGAACTGATTGACGGGCGAATTGGAGCGGACGGCATCACTTACGCTAATATTGGCGAGGCGATTAGAGGACAGGTTAGTGAGCTAAAGAGCGATGTTGATGCTAATTTTACTTTTGTTACTCAGCTTTTAAAAGCGAGTGCTAGAGTAAACGGTAAATATTATTATCGTAACTCGAATGTCAAAGGCGACAACGCTGATTTTGCTGCTTATCCGAAAATCTCCATTTACAAAGGAAAAACATATAACATTGTAGATGCTGTCGGCATTTTTACAACGGTTTCGTATGATGGTGGAAAGACAGTAACCTCGTTGAAGCTGGGAACAGACACACAAGTTAGTGATTTTAGCTTTACCGCAACTGGCGATGGCTTGCTGTACGTGACTACGACGACAGGTACAAACGCAATGGTGTTTGATGCTGATTATACGCAAGCGGCTTACGTTGAGGGTAAAACAAATTGGCAATTAAAAAATGATAGTATTGGTAATCAAATTACCGAAGAAAATTGTACCTTTTTCAAACGTTTGGAGCAGTATCTTTTAAAGGCAAATAAAACGACAGGTGAATATTACACCGCCTATTCCGGTGTACTTAGAACAACCACAAGTGCAGAAACTAGTATCTTTTCTGGTGTGAATTTAATCGCGGGCGAAACCTATACATTTATCAACGTATACGGCTACTTTACACAGATATTTGACAAGTCCGGTGTATTTATCGACAAACTAACTACTTCTACGGATGTGTCAGTTACGGTGACGTACACACCCAGCGTTAATTGTGTCGTTTATGTGAGTGCTTATAACACCGAAGTGCCAATGCTTGTTAACAGCTCAAACATTTTACCGCAAAAATACATTGAGGGTATTTATGAAAATGTTTTGGACATCGTGGATACAACGTTGACGCAAGCGGGGATGGCAGCAGACGCTAAAACAGTAGGCGACAAATTTCCGACAACGCTCACCGTCAAAAAAGACGGTACAGGTGACTATACAACTGTTGTAGCAGCGGTAACACAAGCAAACGTGCTTAGCGATGCCGGGAAAACTGTCAATATCAACATTTACGAGGGTGACTATGACCTATTGGCTGAGTTGGGCGGTTCAACATTTTTATCCGCCATTGAACGGTCTGGTGAATTTGCTGAAAGGCAAGGACTGCGCTTAAAGAAAAATGTCAATCTGTTTGGCGTTGGCTATGTTATTTTGCGCTACGAATTACCAGATACAGCAACATATGTACAAAGTCAATGTACCTCAGCTCTAAACCTGTATCAGACAAACAGTATAGAAAACATCGAGTTTATCGCAAAGAACTGCCGTTATGCGCTACATGACGAAGCAAACGGTGGGAATCCTTATCTGACCCGCTATATTAAAAATTGCCGTTTTACCCATCTGGGAAATGTGCCAGGCTTGTGGGAATACCCAAGCGTTTTAGGTGGAGGCGCTGGCGGTGGCAGTGATTACACCTTTATCAACAGCCAATTTATTACGAAAACCTATACTCAAGCGTGGAGCTACCATACTAACAACAATCAAGTACCATCACACTTTAATGTGGATGGTTGTGTAGGTATCGTAAAAGCTGGTGGAGGTAATAGTTTTAACTGCACCTACTATGGTAAAGGGCATTTGGGCAAAACGATTTTTAACATAAAAAATTGTAGCGGTAACGGTATTGTGAGAAAAGCAGCAGAATCTGAATCGGATGGTTCAGAAGACCATATCGAAGTTTATATAAATGGATATGTTACTCTGGCTTAGCTGGGGGTTCAAAACACGAAATGATGATTGAAAAACTTTATAAAAATTAGAAAGAGTACCCTTTATGATTACAAAAATGATATTAATTACTGTATTGATTTTAGCGATTTTATTTGCTACATGGGTTAAAGATGGAGAAGAAATGAAACCGCCTTTTAAACGCAGACTAGTAATTGATTTGACGGTAATATTTTCCCTGTGGGTTTTATATGCAGTATTCTACTTTACACAAACACCCTCAACTTCTGATATTGCTGAAACAGTGATTAACGTAGGTTTGTTGTACTTCGTAGGACAATTTATTTACTTAATCGCAAAAATTAGCCCTATGTTTGCTGGTTTGCTTAAACTTATCAAAAGGAATGGTGTAAATATTCCAGAAGTTGAAGAAGAACAAACGGAGGATAAAAAAGAATGAATATAACTAATGCTGGCGTACGTGGGCATAACCCTACCGGGGTTGTAATTCACAATGACGCAGGCTCAAATGGCGCTAACACTGGTTTCTACAATAACTGGTTACCAACCCATAACCCGGAAAATGGCTTTGCTCATGTCTACATTGCTTCTGACGGACGGTTACAGGCTTCCGACTTCTCTAATATGGCATGGCATTGTGCTAACTCATACGGTAATGCAAATTATGCAAGTTGGGAAGTATGCCAGTCAGAGGGCGATTTAAATCAGTTCTTAAGGAATGAACAATCGGTACTAGATGACGTAGCTAAGTATATGAAACAATGGGGCTTAACTCCTAATCGTGATACTGTGAAGCTACATCAAGAGCTATCAGCCACTTCATGCCCTAGACGTTCCGTAGAGGTACACGGTGGCACGGTAGAGAGTTGTCGCTCGTACTTTATCGCAGAACTAAACAAGCGCCTTACAGGGCAAAACAATACTACACCTTTAGAAATTGGAGACTTAGATTTAATGCAATTTACATACGAAACCGGAAATGGGACTTACTACTACTTTAATGGGCTTAAATCAATCGCTTTGAGCCATAACGACCAAATTAAAATCATTGAGAAAATTTATAGAGAAACAATGGGAAAAGAAATGATTCACTATAAATGGTCAAGTTCAGAACCTTGGCATGTACGCTTCTTGCAAGCTAACGATTTGAAAGAAAAAGATATTCCACGAGCCGAAAAATAGTATAAAAAAGGCCACCTTAATTGGTGGCTTTCTTTTGTAAATGAAGATATCCTACTTTCTATTTTTATGTTTCAATTGCTTACCTGATTAACAGCTTCAATAATATTATTGCCAGCATTTATTAGAATTTCATCACTTACAGTTACACTCTTTCTTGAAAACAGTTCATTCTCAATCTTCATAAAGTG